GCGTCTTGCCGGCCTTTTCCGCTGCCGCCTTCAAAGTGCGTTCGTCAAGGATCGTATCTGCACCGCCCTGCATACGCTGCTTTGCGGCGTCAATGATGTTGGCGCTCAGTGTGTCACCAGCCGCGCTAAATCCGTCTTTAGCGTCCTTGAACGCCTGCTTGATCTGCCCTGTGAACGCCGTGCCGGCAGCGTTAGCCGCGCCAGCGTAGCGGTTTTGCAGTTCGGGGATGTCAACGACTAGATCAATCTTTGGCAGTTGGAACTTGCCAAGGATCGTGTTTGTTGACGCAATGAAGCCGTTAAGGAATGTCTCCAAGCCCCTGGCCATGCCATTGACGGCTTGGGTCAACACATCGCCCATTGCGGCGGGAAGCATCTTATACGTCTCAATAATGCCCTGATAGGTGCCGACGAACGCCGCATAGATGCCAGCCGCCACATCGCTGCCCAATTCCGCCACAAAGCGGAAGGTTGCAAAGAAGCCTTCCTTGAACGCATCAAAAGCCGGGCCAAGGTTCAAGGCGTCCGAAATGGTCTTGCCCAGTCCCTTGAACACATCACCCATCGTGATGGCAGCCGGGCCGACTTCCTTTTCTAGTTCCTTAAGCTCTTTTCGGGTCAAGCCAAGGCTGGCCTGAAACTTTTCCAGTTCGCCGGTCTTGCCCACTTCCGCCTGAAAGTCTTGAAACGCCACAAACGCAGTGCCAGCCGCAGCGGCAAACGCCAGAAAATAAGGATTCATCGCAACAGCCGCCGCAACGCGGCCCGTCATTGCGGCAACTTCTGCGGCAAACGTCTTAACGCTCAGGCCAGATTGCATCATGATCTGGCCGATTTGGCTGCCCTGTTGGAAAAACACGGTCATTGGCTTTTGGCCGCTTGTCAGACCAACAAAAACGTCCTGCAACTGGAAGGCCAAGTTTTGCGTGTGATGGCTGGCCAGCTTCGTGCTGTTGCCCATGCTGGTGATGTGCGGTGTGCTAGTCATGGCCGCGCGTTCGGCATTAATAAGTGCAGCGCCCATGTTGCGGATTTCACGCGCCAGTTCGGCGGTGGGAGCCGCCGCAGCGGCCATCTTGATTTCCATCGCCTTGATTTGCAGCGACGACTTGCCAATCGTTTCTAGCTCACGGTTAAGCGAATCCAGATAGCGCACCGCATCAAGCGTCGGCTTGTGAGCCGATTGCATGGCGTCAGTCATGCGCTTTTGGCCGGCAATCATCGCATCAACAGCGCGGCCAGTATTGCCAGCCGCAGACGCAAGCCCTTCAAGATCGCGTTCGGCGGTCTTGGCGCTTGTGCTGTCTACTGCGATCCGAAGCCTTGCAAGTTCGGCCATTAAGCAAGCCCCATTCTGTTCATGCTATCTATGCCACAGCGCGGCTATTTTTGCAAAGCGCCCTTACCATCGTTCACTTTGTCAGCCCAGGACGACATCGCCTTGCTGATTTTGTCGCGCCGATCTGCGGTCATGCGTTCCGGTGACATGTAGAACGGTGGGCAAGATGCCTGGCCAGCCTTCGCCAGTGCAGAGGCATAATCATGCGATAGGCGGCGGATCGTGCCGGCTTCCCATGCCGACAAGCTGATGCCGCGATTGTTCTGCCAAGCAGCTATTTCAAGCTCACTAATGGCCACCGGGCTACTCATGGCAAGCGGCTGGGCTGGGCCAATCTCAAACAGTAGGTCTAGCAAATAGCCGCCAGCGGTGATGGGCGGCAGATCGCCGCCCACCGTGTCACGCCTTGGCCGCTTTTCTTTTTCGGGGATGGTGTTTAGCCAAGCGATTTGCTTGACGTAAACCGACAGCGTTTCAATCGTTTCCGCGAAAGAAGTTTGCGCGATTAGCGACAAACTCCTGCGCCTGTTCACGAATCCACGGCCAATCCGTGTAGACAGTTACAGCGTTGGATTTGTCGCACTTAAGCGGCTTGCCGTCCAACTCGAATCCCGTCCATGAAACGGTCAGCTTGGCCAGATCGTCAATCATGTCGCCAGCCAGCTTTTCGGCATCTAGATCGGCAGTTGCCCGCTTGCCCTTGGCGAGACGGTTCAAGGCCGCTTGCTGCTTCGCCATCTGGATTTTGCGATACATGACGCTATCCTGGCCCAGCAGTGTGATGGTCATACCATCAATCGGTTCTTCGGTTTCAGGGTGCGCGATTTGCAGCACAGCGCCTTCGTCGGCCTTCACGGCCTTTAGCGTGTTCAAGTCCATGTTTGCCCTTTCATGTCAGCCCGAAAGTGCCAGCGGCAGGCGGCGGGCGATCCGCTTTTCGGGTGCTACCCTAGCCGCTGGCGTTCGGTGTTAGACCTTGATAACCTTGTTGTCGATTTCAAGCGTCACTTCGGCCATCGTGATGGCGTCGGCGTTGCCCACGTTCACCTTGTAGCTCATGACCTGTGCGGTGAAATACTGAATTTCACCATTCACCAGCAGCACCTTGACCGCAACCTGTGCGTCGGTGCCGGCAGCCGCTTCGGCAGCGTCCTGCAAGATCGTCTGACCAGCATCGTCATCCGACACGGCCATCGTCAAAGCTACGGAGCCGTAGTTAAGCGAACCACGGCGCTTGGCAACAATGCCGGTCGCCAGCGGGGTGTGAGTGGCAAGCGCGGCTTCTGCACCGAAGGCGGGCAGTTCTGCAAGCTCGCCGCAGGCAATCCAAGTCAGCGCGGCAAAGCCGGCAGAGTTATAGGTTGCCGGCGATGCGTTGGCGACCGAAACGATAGTGCCAACAGAAGAAACAACGTCAGACATAATTCGACCTCCTACAGTCGCAGCGCGCGGCTGATTTCGTTAATGCTAATCCGCACCATACCACTTGGAGCCTGCTTTGAAAAGCCACCAACTGTGTTTGGCCCTGGGCGGTATAGGCCAAATTCTAGCGAAGCGATGTAGGGAAGATTGTTCGTGATATAAAAGACGTTGCCGGGTGCCTGAAAGGCCGCTGCCTCTGCGTTTGCTTTTGCAAATTCTGATGCCCGGCTTTTGTTCGGGGCCACTGCATTGCTGCCAGTGTCACCGCCAAATTCAATAGTATGGCTAACGGGCTGCCCGATGCTGGCCTGCCAGTTTGCCCGCGCCCGGCCAGTGTCAACCGGCGTTTTCAAGACAATGGCATAAGTCAGATCAAGGCAGATTTTGCTAATCTGGGCATTAGCCGCTTCGCCTGCCTTTTCGGCAAACTTGCTTAGATCAAGCGCAAAGTCGCCGCCCGCGCTCATGCAAATGCCCGATATTCGATTGACAGCGGCACCGTGTAGCGATCACCGTCCATCAGCGCCGGCCCCATGCTGGCCCGCAACACAGCCACCGTAATGCCATCGCGCGTTAGCCGCAGCCCGCGCGGGAACAACGCCAGCACCGCATCAGCAGCTACCCTTGGCGGCCCTTTAGTCGCGCCCTTGGGAGCCATCACGCTCACTTGATAAATGCCGCTATATTCATCGCTTGACGCACTGGCCACGCCCACAGCCATCGTCGCGGCTGGCAAGAATGCCTCTGCCAGATAAACGCCGGCAGGCGGATTAAACGGCGCGTTTTCCCACTGCACCTGATAGCCAGCAAGCGTGGCCAGACGGGCGCTTAGGGCGGCGCTGATGCTTGTCTGGCTCATTGCACCGTCACCGTTTCGCCGTCTGCATAATCAAGCGCAATTTGCGTTCCATCAGCCTTGCGGATTAGCACGGTCGTGATTTCCTCGCCGTCTGCAATGATAGCTTCGACAGTGCCGCGCTCCCACTGCACTGGAAACCAAATGTCACCGCCGACTTGAAGCATCTCACCGCTCATCAGTTTGCCCTCAACTGACAAATGTAAATCACATCAGCGCCGGCCTTGCGGATCGGCCTCACGTCCATCACGCGGTATGTTCTACCGTCAACGGTCGCGGTGCAATTGACTTCCGGTCGCGGCGTGATCTTTTCCAGCGTCAAGCGGATGTCACCAGATTGCACGGTCGTCTGGTCAAGTTCGTTTTTGCGGTATTGGCCAGGATAGCCCTTGGCGTTGACGGTTGTTGCGGCGGTCGGCGTCTGTGCCTCGCCTGTGATCGGATTGAACGCGGGTGTGCCGGGAAACGCAATGCTAACCGTCTCGCCCTCGCGGGCAAGCAAAAGCGCCGCGCGTTCTGCAATGCCCGTCAAGTGCGGATCACCGTCACAGAGGCAAACGCGCCGCCACTGCTTGAATTGGTGTAAGGTGACAGGATGCGCGCAATCTCTGTGAATTGCGTCCCGCGCGGCCCAAACTCGCTATATTCGATTTCGATCACGTCCACCTTTTCGCGGGTGATCGTGCGGCCAGTGTCGGGAATCAGATCGGTGTTCGTCGTGGCCCTAAGCGCCATTTCAATCGTGGCGCGAACCACGGCGGATGGCACTGTGTCGCTATCGACAAGGAACATCTCCACCCAAACGTCATAACGCGGCCACGCCAAAGCCTGCGCTTCGGTGTTGCGGAATCCCTTCCATGCGCTTCGATAGGTGGCTTCTAGAAAGTCAGTGGCGCGGATTAGCGCCTGTTCCTTGGCTTGCGTTGTTAAAGCCGACCAACCCGTAATGCCGCGATCCGCCACATAGGCATCAGCCGCCGCCACGCTGGCAAAGCTGTTAGCGTTTGCAAGGCCGGCTCCGGTTTCGACAACAAACGCCATCTTTTAGCTTCCCTTGCGCGGCCTGCCACGCTTTGCCAGAATTGGTGCCAATGCTGGCGCGATTGGTTCCGCCTTCGCTTCTACCACAGGCTTGGGCTGTTCAACAACAGCGCCGGGCGGTTTGAAACGGGCATCTAAAATCTTGTAACCGCCAGCGCGCAGTTCGGCCTTGCGGGCTGCGCTCACAGGATGCGGTTCGTATGCAATCTTCATTTGTCGCCCTCAAAAGGTTTGGGGCTGGCCACTCCCTGCCAGCCCCTCACCATCACGTCTTACGACATGTCGCCGATGGCGATAACGCCAGCGGTGTTCTTGATGTCGGTAGCAACCTTGTCCCAGTTGGTGCCGGTCGCCAGTTCGGCATCAGTCGGAGACTTGCCGCCGTTGGCTTCGTCCCAAGCATACCCCTTAAGGCCAAGGCCGAAGCTGTAATCGACCTGCATCGTCGTTTCGATGCGGGTCTGACCGTTGGACGTGTCGATGTTGCTGATGACATCGCCACCGTCGAACACGGTCGCAGCGCCAGACACCAAGCCCAGCACCTTATCCTTGCCCGGCGAACCGGCCACGGACAGGGCAGGCGCATCGGTCACGATCACGGCCTTGCCCAGAATGTCCACCACCTGAACGCCCTGTGCATAGAACAGGCGCGCGGTGTTGGTCAGGTTCTGGTCAACCAGCTTGTGCAGCATGGAGCCGGTCATCACGTTGGCCAGGATGTCCATCGAACGATCACCAAACTTGGCATGTGCGCCGTTGATGACGTTGTAAGTCACAACGGCATTGGTGCCAGCCGACACGTCATTGGTGGCAGTTGCTTGGTTCTCAATGGCAGCCACAAGCGCCGCAACGGCGGTGTTAAGCTGGTCACGAAGCAGGGCTTCGGCAAAGTTGCGGCTGGCCACTTCGATGCCTTCGGCGGTCGGCTTCTGGAGCCAAGTCAACTGCGACGGCTCGAAACGGATCGGGCCGAAACCACCGGCAACCTTCACCGACACATGCTTAAGCTGGGTCAGATCGGTCGGGCTGGCAGCACCCTGCGCGGCATAGCGATCAACGCGGCGCTGGGCCGAGTGGATGGCGGCGAAAAACGATTCCTGAAGGAAATCGCCATCAAAACCGGCAGTGGTCAGACGGATGGTGCCGTTGGAAGCGGCGTTGAATTTGTCAACCATCTGGCCCAGCGTTTCGATGGTCGCTGGCATCACATACTGGTTGAAAACCTGCATCTGCGAAAGAGACATGACGTAATCCTTAGTTAGCCATTATTGGCAAGTTCGGGGAATCGGGAAGCGATGGCGTTGACTCGTTGCGTCTTGTCACCGCCAAGGTTGCCCTTGGGCTGAATGTTGTTGCCGCCCGAATTGCCACCAGATGCACCGCCACCAGCATTTGCGGGCGCTGCAACAAAATGCTTGCCCTCATCGGTGGCTGCCCATTCCATAACGGCATCGGACAGCGGCTTATCCCCAAGAATGGCTTTGTATTGCCCGCCTTCGTCGGCAAGTTTGGCATTTGCACGAAGCATCGCCTTAACTGCCGGCATCAGTTCGGGCCTCACGTTGGCCTTTAGCAAGGCATCAGACAAACCGTTATCAATCAGATAGCTTTGCAAGGTGGCATCTTTGGTCTGCAATGTTTTTTGCAGTCCTTCGATTGTCCTGCCGCTTTCCTTTTCGACTTTGGTCAGCTTGGCGAAAAGTTCCTCATTGGCGCTTTGCAAGGCTGCAAATTCATTCGGGTCAATGTCAGCGCCCCGCGCCTTCGCTTTGACCGTCTTTAATTCGCCTAGCAGTTCCCGGTTTTTCGCACTCAGTGCGTCTACCGCCGCTTTCAGTTCTTCAATCTCGCTATTGCCTTCGCTCATTCTTGGCGTCCTCTGGACTGATGGCCACTGGCCGTTAACTCCAACATGGGCGCAACCCATGCTGCAAGCGCCGATACTTTAACAAACTATGATGTCAATAACAAGGTGGCGGATTAGCCGTATTTCTCACGCAACTGCCGCAGCGTTAGCGGAACGCCTTGCGCGTTTAGCAAGTCCTGCAACGTGATCTTGCCATCACGCCAAAGCTGGGCGCGGCCGTTGCCTAGCATCTCATCGGCAAACTCTACTGGCTTGCCTTTCAGCCAATCGCCAAAAGTCAGATCGGCGGCGACTTGCCCGTCCATGCTGGCGCGAGTGGATGCCGGCACTTCATCAATGTCTAGGCCAAGTTCGCGGAATGTTTTGGTGATCGGGATGATGGTGGATCGGCAAGCCCAATGCGCGGGCGGCGGCCCTTGCCATTCAATGTTATGCCCCTGCGGCTTATAGCCGGGCAGCGTCCAAACAAGGCCGGATCGTGCAATGCAAATGTCGCTAGTGCGGCTGTCTAGGGTGCTGATCCACTGCACCGCCTTGATCACGTTGGTGTTGGCCTCAAACGTGGCAAGCCGGGCATCATTGGCCACCGTCTGCACCGCCGTTCGGGTCACTGCCATGACGTCACGCCGGCCACGCGGGAACGCTTCTGGCCCGCGCATTCCGTCGCCAACAATTAATCGGGCAATCTGCTCATTGGTGTCGCCAAGCGCAACGCCGGTCTTAACGGCCCGCTCAATGTCAAAGGCGATTTGGTCACGGATGCGGCGGAACCATTGGCCCATCGTCGCGCCTTGCACCAGGCTTGTGCTGGCGATCCGGTCAATCACAGACGCACCGGGCAACACGGCATCAATGGAAATGGTGGCGAAAGCCTGCCGGGCAAACGCCGCCTCTAGCGCCGCCAATTCGCCTAGGTTCGGTTGCGTGATCTTCACCAGCTTTTGCAAGTCAGCAATGGCGCGATCCAGCCGCTTGCCCTGAAAGCTGGTTAGCGGCTTGCCGGTCTTGATCCGCTTTTCAATCTCGCGTGACACTTCAAGCAACTGGCGATTAAGCCGCGCCTGTTCACCAGCCGCCAGCCGGTTAAGGATTAGCTGGCGGATCGTATAAAGATCAGCCAAGCGGTCGGCGGCGTTCACGGTGCCACCCGATTAACAGTCAAGATGATTGACGGCGTGGCAGGGCGCGTTGGATTAATGCGCGCCGGTATCGCGCCAAGCGTCACGTTTGCGCTACTGGCAGACCACATCAGCCGGAAATATTCGCCTGCACTGACACGATAAAACAGATTCCATGCCGCAACCGCTGCGCCGTCAACGGAGCCATGCCTTGCCGGCACCGTAATATCAGTGCAGCTATCAGGCTCCGCTGTGCCGTTACGCATCAGCCAGATGCTAACGTCATGCTCTTGGCTTTGCGTGTTGACTAACTGGGCGCTGAATTGGATGTTGTAAATCCCAGGCTGTGAAAACGTCACCTTCACGTCATCGGTGATCGTAATGCGAACGCCTTCAACGACATTCTCGAATCGCATCGGCGCGGCCACGTTGGGAACTTCGGTTTGCGTTGTGCTGCTATAAGCTGACAGATAGGCCGGCAAGTCTTTGCCACCGCCGCCAGTTATGATTTGCGTGGCGGCCTTGGGCAGTTCAATTTCAAACTCTCGGCCATCTTCTAGCGTGATCCAGAACGATCCTTCGTCACGCTGTTCCACCAGCGCAATGCCAATTCCCTGACTGCCAGTAGGGCCAGCAGGGCCAACAGGGCCAGGCCGACCATCAGCACCATCACGGCCATCAGCGCCGTCATTACCACTGCGGCCATCAGTTCCACGCAATCCCGCGCGGTTTGCTTCCATCCAGATAGAGACGGCAAGTTCAATCTCCTGTTCTGTTGGCGGGCGGCCTTGCGGCCCTTGCGGGCCAATGTCACCTTGCGGCCCCTGCGGCCCTTCCGCGCCCGGCTGGCCATCGGCGGGCTGTGTGATGTTAGCCGACAGCCAAGCCGTAGCGGCATCGCGGATTGCCTCATCAGTCGGCGGCGGGCCAGGCTCACCATTCTCACCGGCTGGGCCTTGCGGCCCTGCGATCAATTCAAAGCTGCCCAGATCATTGACGCGCCGATTTAGCGCGGCAACAGCCTCGACCAAACTTGCGATGATCTCCGGTTCCATTACAGCCCAAGCCGCGCCCTGATTGCCGCCAATGTCCCGCTTTCAATCGGCGGTGCATCATCTTCATCATCGTCGTTCGCCATGCTTGGCCCGGCATCTTCAAGCTGGGCTTGATAGGCGTCGAACGTCATGGCATCGCTGACAATCTCGCCCTTCTGCATGTTCTGGAACAGCACAGACAGCGGCATTGCGCCGGTCTGATAGGCCATCACTAGCTGTTGCAACATTTGTGGTGACATGGTGCTGGAAACATATTCGGTGTTTAGATCATAACGCGCCGTTTCGGGTGCGCCCACCCAAGCCGCCATGATGTTAAGCGCCTTTGACAGCGCATCAGATGCCGCGCGGGCAATGCTGGCCAGCGTTGACCGTTCGCCGCTAGTGCGAAGTTCAAGCGTCTGGAACGCCTCACCGCTGCGCTTGTCATCAGCCAAGAAACGCGCGCCCAAGCTGGCCATGCGGGTTTCTTTGTCCTTCATGGCCTCACGGATCGTTGACAAGCCTTGGCCAGTGAACTCAAGGAACGATGCCTTGGCAGACGGATCGGGAAACACCCAAGCGGTCTTGCTGCCCAAGTTTAGCGTCTGGCCTTCGTCAAGCTGGACGCCGGCCACATAAGGCGTCGGCAAGCCGGTGAAGTGCAAGCCATGCTCATAATCGGCGCTGTTGCGATAGTGCGCGATATTGGCATCAATCAGGTCAAGCAGCGGCGGCTTTTGCACGTCCGTTCCAGAGCTATTCGCGCCCAGCACGATAAACGGAATCCGCCGCATCGGCTGGCCACGCATAAGCGGATAGGTTTCGGAAACCGTCTCGCCCTGTTGCGTCATCAGGCGAACGCGATAACCTTGCTCTGTCAGATCAAGCACCCGATACCGCGTCACCTCTTGTGTGGTGAAGTCATCCTCCGGCACGTCATGCGTTTCTTGCAGCACGACCATCGTCAAGATTTTGATGCCGCCGACATTCGCCGTGCGCCAATTCAGGATTGTTTCAGCTTTATACAACCGCATGAATGGGCGGATGTTAAGCGCCTCTGCGGCGGCCACGGAAAGGTTCGTTGGCACATCGGCGGGATAATCCACCATGATGCCAACACGGCCCACGGCGGTCTGTTCTTCAACCACCTGTTCGCTAAACTCACGCAAGTTATCACCTGACAGCGTAATGTCATCGGTGAAGCGATCAATCGCGGGCGGCAACTCCATCTGCGGATTCTTGGCGAAGATGAGGCCGGTCAATGCGTCCACTGTGCGCCCGCTGGCGTTGAAGAACGCCGCACGTTCAGCATAAGTGCGATATTCAGATTCCGACTGCCCGCTCAGGCGCGGCAAATAAATCTCTTGCGTGAAAACCGGATCGTAAAGGCTGCCTTGGAATCGCTGCCCTTGGCGGCCATTTTGCAACACGGAATCGCGGCCCGCGATCACGTCACGGCAACGCCGCCAGCGCCAGCGGTAAGCGTCATATTGTTTGTGTGTGTTATTGACGGCCATTAGGCAAGCCCCGGTGATACATTGCGCCCGCCACATTAGCACAAGGCGCGCCGCGCGGCAAAGGCATCAAGCGCCCATGATCTGCGCGAAGCGAACCGGCCCGCGTGATATGCCATATTTGTAGAATATGAAATAGCCTAGCGCATCGTTTAAGTGGTCAAGCCCGTTGGCCTTGTCCGGTTCGCCGTTCCTGTCATAGGCTTGCTGTTCTAGCGCCTCAGTCAATGACGGGCAGCGATCTGGATTGACTAGCAGGCGGCGCTTGCCTTGATTATGAATCATCTGACTAAGCGCCAGCACCCGATCCTTGACGGGCGGATTAGACGCATGGGCCAGCACCGTAAAGCCGGCGTTCCGCAACAGCACAATGTCCGACAGGCTGGCGTTGATCGACTTGCGCGATCCGCCGCTGGCGTCTGGATAGATGTTGATCGCGTGGCCTTTGTAGCGGCTCTTGATCGTGTCGATCATGGCTGGCGTGTCACGAACGCCGGTTAGCTCATCAAGCGCCATCGGATTGCCTTGGCGCATCACGCCGATAACCGCAGACATGTTGCCCACGTTAAAGTCCATGCCGATATGCAGCGGCTCAGAAACGCGGATCGTTTCGAAGGTGCCGTTTTCCTGCCGGTCAAACTCTGAATATACGCTGCCGCTAACAAGGTTGACGAAATCCCCATCAAGATAGGCGGAAAGCTGCGCCGATGAATAGGCAGCCCGCAACTGTTCGACATAGCCGGCAGGCAAATATGGATTTGAGTTAGTCGGCGCTTTGATCAATTCATAACCGGGCTTCGGATCGCGGCCCCAAGTCTTATAGACAAACTTGAAGCCTTCCGGCGTTGACACGGCAGCCAGCGTGTTGACTGCACCATCAGGCTTTGATTGCCGGCACCGGCCCAACATCTTTGTCCACACATCAGACGCATGGGCTTCCTTAAGCGTGTCGATTTCGTCAATGATCGCGTCGGCCACTTCAAAGCCAACCAGCCGTTCCGGTGCGTCTGCTGAACGGAAAATGATCTGGCTGCCGTTTTCCAGCGTTCCGATGTTGTCGCCTTTGTTTAGCTCAAAGCCGATTCCCCAGCGTTCAAAGATGCCGGCAAAGCGCGGCCATGCAATCAGCCGCACCAAGTCAAAGGTTGGTTCGACAAACGCAAAGTCCATGCGAGGATATTGCAGGGCAAGCAACGCCAGGCGCACCACGGCGGCCTCAGACTTGCCAGCGCCAAAGCCCGCCACCATCGCCGGATGACGGGCCTTGCTGAAAACGAAAGCCTCTTGCGGCTCCGTTAGCTGGATTTTCACCTCATGCATTCGGCTTTATGTCAATCACTTTAGCATCGTCACCGTTGGCCGGTGCTGCCCGCTCGATCACAATCTTGATGCCATCGGCTTTGGTGCCAAGATTGATTTGCGTTGGCAGCACCTTAGACAACAACGCCATGAACGCAACTGGCTGTTCGTCTGCCATGCGCGCCAGATAATCCGCACCACCAGCCTTGTCGAACGCCTTTAGGATCGCCTCGCGGATCGTGACAGTCGTTTTGTTCTGCAACCCTTTCGGGCGGCCAGGGCCGGGAGTGCCATCACCCACTTTGCGTTTTTGCTCAGTTTTAATTACGGGCTGCATCCGCTCAAATTAAGCCTTCTGGCCGCTTTCCGCAACCACCTCGCGCATCTTGGCCAGATAGTGCGCCGCTTTGTCCAAGTCTTGCAAGCCGCCTTTGTCCTTCCACCGCGCCATGTATTTGATCACGTTGCCCCACAGATAGCCAATGAACGCTTCACGCGGCATCCACGCCTCCATCGCATCCCAAGGCTGCACCGCCTTGCTGGCGTAGTGATCACCGCCGATCTGGTCGTTGCGGGTCATGCCACCACCTTCAACTCATTTTCCCGAAACCATTCGACATGATCGCCCAGCATCACGCCAATGGGAAAGTCCCGTGCGCTTTGCCTGACTTCCACAACCACGCCAGCATCGCCAGCTTTGCAAGGCAGGTTGGAAGCGTCTAGCACCACAACCTTTAAACCAATCTCAAACATTGCTCACCTTCCCTGTCTGAATGCCGATGCCCCTATGCCCCTGCCCTATAGGGTGCAGGGGCAGGGAGGGGCATAATTTCGGCCTTTTTTCCGCTTTTGCCCCTGATGCCCCTAGGGGCAAAAAGGGGCATTAGGGGCATGGTTCTTTTATGCATATTTCAGCCATTCGCCATGCTCAAATCGCAATTCATAAAGTGCTTTTCGCGGCGCAACAATCACAATAATTTTTACGTCTGGCAGGTGTTTTTTGGCGATAGCAATTGCCCCGCGTCTGTCTGCCGCATTCATCCAAGCCAGACTAAACCGCACCACTTTTGCTATCATGTCAATTTCCATGCGGCATAGAAAGCAACTTAACTCCTCAATCCAAACGCCATCATCCAAGCTGTCGCTATAACTCATGTCCATGTCACTTGGCCTTTTTGATCGCCAAAAGCGCGCTAGATTTGACCGGGCAGACGATCTGCCAGCCATGTTGGTGTGCCTGCAAAATGCCGGCGTTGACCATCGGCATCACCATGCCATCATCACGACTTGGGTCTAGTTTGTTGCGAACGGTCTTGTCAGCATAGCGGCGCTTTTCTACCAGATATGTCCGCATGAAACTGCGGCTGATATAAGGATAGCTGCCTTCTACTTCCGCGCCACCGTCCCACCATGCAGCCTCCCACAGCCTGACTGTTTCGTCATGCTTGCTAGGCTTTTTGGATGGTTCGTTTTCGGTGGCGGCCTCATCCAGAACCGCAACGCATGTGGTGGCGGGCTTGCCGAATTTGGTTTCGCCCATCTCCACTATTTCCAGCTTAAAATAAATGATCTCACCCTTAGAAGCCAACTCGCGTTGCTTCGTGATGGTCGCACTGCGCTGGCCGTCTTTTTCCACCACCTCAATCTCAGTGTCGATATGGGCGCGGATGCCCGACCAGCCGCGCGCGCCTCTGGCTGCGTCTTTGCCGTTGTGGTGAATGATCAGCATAGCTGCACCAGTCGCGCGGCAAATTTCCTCAAACCGATCCATGACCGGCCCCATATCTTCGCCGCTGTTTTCATTTGCACCGGATGACATACGGGCCAAGGTGTCGCCGATCACCAGTTTAACCGCTTGGCCTTTGATAGCCTCAATCTCTCGGATCGCAGCAATAACGGCAGCCGCGTCTGCATCGCCGGTATAAAAATTGAGCGGCACTGGCACAACGGCAATGCGCTTAAGCGAGACGTTCTGAAATTTGGCAATGGCCTTTAGCCGGGCTTTGATGCTGCCAGGCGCTTCACACGCCAGATACACAACGATACCGGGATCGGTGCGTTTGCCATATGCTTCGCGTCCTTCGGCAATGGCAGCGGCTAGGCCAAGCGCAAAAAACGTCTTGCCGCTGTTGCTGTCCCCATAGATCACGGTGGATTTGCCGCGCACCATCACATCTTCGACCAGTTCGTCTGGCGGTTCATATTCGGCTGGCAGTTCATCGCCAAACTGCACTTCTAGCCGCCGCATGGCCTCCGTGCCACTGGTCGGCAAGAGCAATGCCTTAAGATCACCACCAGCCGCCCGGTAGTCGTTGGCATCTTGGCCTTCCTGCGGAGGCATCACCACGCGGCCTCCATGCTTCGCGACAGCTTGCGTTGCATACGCCATGCCGACGCCAGACTTGTCATTGTCTGCCACAACAATGATCTCTTGCCCGCTCCCATAACGATCACGCAATGCGCCTGTTACGCTTGGCAAATTGTGGGCGCTGTAGGCAATGGCACATGGCCGATTGGTCGATTCCAAGATGGTTGCGGCAGTTGCAAAGCCTTCGGCAATAAACAATGGCCCAGGCTCATCCATTGTGCCGACCATCCAAAAGCAACCGCTTGTTTGGCCGCTAGGGTGAAACCGTTTTTCGCCTTCGTTTTGAATATATTGCAAGCTGGATAGATTGCCATCTGCCGTAAAGATTGGTGCCATTAAGCGACCGTCGCCTGTAACACGCAAACCGTGACCAGCAATGCCCTTGCGCTCAAGGTATGGATGCCACGACTCTGCCAGCATTCCTTTCGACCAAATATCTTCTACCGTGTTTGATGCAACCTCACGCTGGCGTTGCAATTCAGCCTCTCGCACCTTCCTCGCTTCCGCCAAACGCCGCGCATTGATCGCCTCTTCTGCTGGCGTTAAAGTCCGGCCCACATCGGCGCGCCATGTAATTTCAACACCTAGACGCCAATCACCAAACCGCCCAGCCGGAACTCCATCGCCAAAAGCGCAATACCACGATGGCACATCATGGCCGGGCTTGCCTTTGGTTTTGCCGTTGAAACGGTGCAGTTTGCCATCAAGCTGGATATGTGACGGCGGGGTTATGCCCGCCCGCTCCATCGCGGCGGCTAGTTGCGCCTCTGGTGGATCATACTGCGGCGCTGCTGGCGGTGACCATGCGCCGCCGAAAATGTTGGTTAGATCAGCCATTGTTCATCGCCTCTGGTTTCGGTTGCCAGCCATCAAGCATGGCTTGCACCGCTAATGCAACGCTGCGAGGGATCGGAACTTGTCCCGCCACCCATCGTCGCCACGTTTTCTCATTCACGTTAAGAGCGCGGGCAAGCCCCCGGCCAGATAGGCCAAGGGCTGCCGGTGCTGCGCGTAGTGCATCGGGAGTCATGCTTCCTCCATGCCAAATTGCTCATAAACCGTGAAGCACGGCTTTGTGTGCGGCCCTTCCTTGTAAATCCGCCGAACAGAAGCGCCACGCGCCTCCATGTTATCCACCCATGCGCGGGCAAGATTGTGAGCATGGCTCACGCTATCAGCGTGAAGCAGCGTCCAAGCGCCAGTGCGCGTTTCCACGCAAACAATGTGGGTGATGCCTTGAGCAAGCAAAGCAGCGCAAGCCATCGGAGTGGCTTCAGTGAGCGCGGAAGCGAGAGAGTAGTGCATGACAAGCTCCTTTCTGGGGATGGGCGTAATTGCCCGTTGCCATGTGTTGTTTATAGACGGACATTTTGCCCGCGTCAACAGGGGGTGGAAAAATAATTTTAGACCACCCTCCCCATCAAATAATCTGACAAGGCCTTCGCCACTTCATAACGCGGCGAACGCCGGCCTTCACGGATTGCGCTGATCGTTGTCGGATGGACGCCCACCGCAGCGGCGACCTTGCCAGGCTGGCGATCCTTAAGCCCGGCCCTGATTTCATCAAGCGTTAGCATTTTTTGCGGCTCCGTTCCGTTTCTGCATTTTTCCGCTTTACAGCCGCCGCGAAGCCCTGTAAAGCCCTCAATCACACCGCGACCGGATTAGCCGACTGCGGTGTTGGAGAAAGACAATGGCTATCAACCTAAAGAGAACAGGCGGTCTATCCGTTAATGGTGTTAAGCTGTGCGTATATGGCCAGGCAGGCGCTGGCAAAACTAGCCTGATTTCGACCTTGCCCAATGTCGTGGCAATCAGTGCAGAAGGCGGCTTGCTTTCTATTGCGGGTGCAGATGTGCCTTATATCGAAGTCAAAAGCCTTGCCGATCTGCACGATGCCTATGCGTGGCTTACCGGCAGCGAGGAAGCCAAAGGCTTTCAGTCGGTGGCTATCGACAGCCTTTCCGAAGTCGCCGAAGTGGTGCTGAACGCTGAACTCAAAGCCAACAAAGATGGCCGCGCGGCATACGGTGAACTCAGCACAAAGATGAACGAACTCATTCGCGCCTTCCGTGATCTGCCCGGCAAGCATGTCTATATGTCTGCCAAGCTGGAAAAATCTCAGGATGAGATGGGGCGCATTCTCTACAATGCCTCCATGCCGGGCAAGAGCCTAACGCAAGGTTTGCCTTATTTCTTCGATCTCGTCATGGCGCTGCGTGTTGAACGCGATGCCGATGGCAACGCCCACCGTGCGCTGCTTACCGACAGCGATGGGCTTTGGCAGGCTAAGGATCGTTCCGGCAAGCTGGCCCAGTGGGAAGCGCCAGACTTGGGCGCGATCATTGCTAAAATTGGGAGTGCGTCATGAGCATTGATAATTTCGGGCCGGCGTTTCCTGTTTCACCAGAAAGCGCCGAACGTCTTGGCTGTGTGTTTACACATGAGGACGTGGGTTTAACAAAACGCGATTGGTTTGCGGGCATGGCGTTGATTGGCTTTATCGCAGACCCAGGCGATAAAGATGATCCAGAAACTTGGGAAGAAGTTCTTAAGCGCATCCCCCGTGCGGTCTATGAGATTGCTGATGCCATGTTGGAGCAACGCAAATGCTGATCGCCCTCGCTATCGCACAAGCAATATTCGCCATCGGCGCTTTGCCGGTGATCAATGGCAACATTCGTGATCGGCACGTCAATGCAGCTTGGGGCAGCATATTTGCCTGTTTGCTGTTTAGCGTGACCGCCTACGTCCTTGCAATGGAAGGTATGCAATGACCGTGCCAATTTATCAGCAATGGCTAAACGCCAAGGCGGTGGAGGAAGCCGCCATTAAGACGCGCCGTGATCTGGAAGATGCAATGGCGTTTGAGTTGGCTTTGCCGGCCAATCTTGACGGCACCAGCAATTATGACCGTGATGGCTATGCGGTGAAGATTGTTGGCCGCATCAATCGCAAGATTGATTCCGACAAGCTGCAATCGCTGGCGGCAGAGCATGGCCTTGCCGATCATCTGCCCAGCCTTTTCCGCTGGAAGCCGGAAATCAACGCGACGGCATGGAAAGCTGCTGCTGCAACCATCACTGAACCGCTGTTGGATGCCATCACATCCACACCCGGTCGCCCGACATTCAACATCAGCAAGAAGGAAATCTAACAATGGCTAACCTTGGAGAAAGTTTTAACGCCGACGATCTGCCCACCGGCAATAGTGGCGAATATGAATTGCTGCCGGAAGGGCTTTATTCGGCCATGATCGCCAAGGCGGAAGTCGGACAGACTAAATCCGGCACCGGCACGAAAATTGATTTGCGTCTCGACATCACCGGGCCGACACATCAGGGCCGGGTCATCTTTGCGGCGATCAACATCCGCAACCAATCGGCCAAGGCCGAAGAAATTGGCCGCCAGCAGCTTGGCGAGATTATGCGCGCCATCGGCCTGCCTCGCGTTGAAGATAGCGACCAGCTTGTTGGTGGCCAGTTGCAGATCAAGGTGAAGATTAAGCATCCGTCGCCGGATGATGTGGCGCGCGGCTATAGCCAAGCCCGCAACGAAGTCGGCGGTTATCGCGCTCTGGCTGGCGGTGGGCTTCCTGCGCTGTCTGCTGCCAAGGCTGCCGCCGCACCGGCTGCGACTAGCGCCAAACCGCCCTGGGCAAAATAACAACAAAAAAATGGGGCTGGCTCATCACCAGCCCCAAGTTGTTCACGGGAGGAGACACAACATGGCAAAGCTGCCAGAGACGATTATAGCCGATCAAAGCGCCGTTGCAAGCCTGATAGATGCTCACCACGCTGCCAAGCGTGAACGGCCACGCCCGCACCTTGGCGCAAGCCTCTTGGGCCATCATTGTGATCGCTGGCTTTGGCTATCGTTTCGCTGGGCTGTCATTGAGCAATTCGAAGGCCGCACTCTGCGCTTGTTTCGCCGTGGCCACAATGAGGAAGCCACGATTATTGCCGATCTGGAAGCGGTGGGCATCACCGTTCGCGGCCAGCAAAACCGCGTCGATTTTGGCGCGCATGTTAGCGGCAGCATTGACGGGATTGGCGTTGGCATTCCCGAAGCGCCAAAAACGGAGCATTTGTTGGAGTTCAAAACTCACGGCAAAAAGTCATTTGACGATCTGGCGGCCAAAGGCGTTCGCCTGTCCAAGTGGCAGCACTATGTGCAGATGCAGGTTTACATGGCCGGGCTTGGCTTGACGCGGGCGCTTTATGTGGCAGTCTGCAAAGACGATGATCGGCTGCACTGCGAACGGGTGCGCTTTGATAAAGATGTTGCGGATGCCGCCATTGCCAAAGGCCGGGCCATTGCATTGGCCGACAGGATACCCCCCCCTATCTCGACCGATCCGACATGGTATCAATGTGGATGGTGTCCCGCAAAAGCGATGTGCCACAAGTCACAACCGACGAAGGAAGTGAATTGCCGCACATGCGCCCATGCGACGGCGAAAGAGGATAGCACTTGGCATTGCGCCCGGTGGGACATGGCGATTCCGCCCGATGCTCAGTATGACGGATGTAATGACCATGTTTTCCATCCTGACCTTGTGCCGTGGCAAATGGAAGGTTCTGACGATGGCTTGTCTGTCACTTGGCTGATTGGTCAAAGCCGCCTGCGGAATGGCGTTGGCGGGCTGACATCGCGCCAGTTGCTAAATGAAACGGTGCAGGCTTTGGCGAGTGCGTTTGATGCTTCGTGATTATCAAAGAAAATCTCTTGACGATCTTTACGATTGGATGCGGTCACACGATGGGCATCCGTGCCTTGTGCTGCCAACCGGCGCGGGCAAGAGTCACATTGTAGCTACACTTTGCAAGGAAGGGCTGCAAAACTGGCCTGAAACGCGGGTGCTGATGTTGACGCACCAGAAGGAACTTATTGAACAGAACGCCGCCAAAATGCGCGAACATTGGCCTGGCGCACCGCTGGGCATCTACAGCGCCAGCATTGGCAAACGCCAGCTTGGGGAGCCGATCACGTTTGCAGGCATCCAATCGGTGCGAGAAAAGGCGCATCTGCTAGGGCATGTTGATCTTGTCATTATCGACGAATGCCACCTTGTCAGCCACAAGGATGAGGGCGGGTATAGGACGCTATTAAACGCCTTGCTGGCCATAAATCCGGCGTTGCGTGTCGTGGGCCTGACCGCCACGCCTTACCGCTTGGGGCATGGCCTTATTACTGACAAGCCGGCGCTGTTTGATGGTTTGATTGATCCGGTGACCATTGAAGAACTGGTTTACAAAGGATTTTTGACCACGCTTCGCAGCAAGGTGACGAAGGCCCGCTTTGACCTAGATGGCGTCCACAAACGTGGCGGCGAATTTATCGAAAGCGAGTTGCAGGCGGCGGTTGATACCGACGACAACAACAGCGCCGTCGTGGCTGAAATCATGGCGCTTGGTTCAGATCGTAAACATTGGCTGCTGTTTTGTACAGGAATTGAACATTCCCAGCACATTGCCGATCTGCTTAATGATCGCGGCATTGCAGCCAATTGCGTGACTGGCGCAACGCCAAAGGCGGAACGGGAGCGCATGATTGCCGACTTCAAAGCTGGGCGGATTCAGGCGCTAACCAATGCCCAAGTCTTGACCACCGGCTTTGACTTTCCGGCAATTGATCTGATTGCCATGCTGCGGCCCACCATGTCGCCGGCACTTTATGTGCAGATGGCTGGGCGCGGGCTTCGCGTTGCGCCGGGCAAGGCTGATTGCCTTGTTCTAGACTTTGCCGGCGTTGTAGCTACACACGGCCCGATCACTGCTGTGCAGCCGCCAACCAAAGCCGGCAAAGGCGACGGTGAAGCTCCGGTGAAAGTCTGCGAGTTTTGCGATGAGCTATGCCATCCCAGCGTAAAAATCTGCCCGGCTTGCGGCTCAGAGTTTCCCGCGCCAGAGCCTAAAACCTACCGGCTGCACAACGACGATATTATGGGCTTTGCGCCGTCCGAAATGCCTGTCACGTCATGGCGCTGGCGCAAACACACCAGCAAGACCAGCGGCAAGGATATGCTGGAAGTCACCTATTATGGCGCTCTGTCGGATCCTGGCGTGAAGGAATATCTAACGGTCACGCACGAAGGTTATGCCGGGGAGAAAGCGGTGGCCACGCTTGGCATCATCGCCAGCAATGCCGGCGTTGCGCTTAAGCCGTCCATGACGCTAGACGGAGTTGCGGCGATCCTAAGCGGTGGCAAGCCGCCAACCGGCATAACATATAAACGCGATGGCAAATATTATCGCATCATTGGGAGGCTATGGGGATGAGTAGAAATATAATTTGGTTTAGCTGCGGTGCCGCTAGCGCGGTTGCTGCAAAGCTGATGCTGTCTGAACAGCCTACTGCCGTGGTTGCATATTGTGAAACCGGCAGCGAACACCCTGACAACGAGCGGTTTATGGCCGATTGTGTGCGGTGGTTTAACGCGCCGATTAAGCGGCTATCCAACCCTGAATATCTTGACACTTGGGATGTGTGGGAGCAACGCCGTTACATTGCCGGCATCGCGGGCGCTCCATGCACCGGGGCATTAAAAAAGCAGCCGCGCATTGCATTCCAGAAACCCGGTGACGTGCATGTTTTTGGCTATACCGCCGACAGTGAAGACGTGGAGCGCGCCGAACGCTTTAATCTGCACAATCCTGAATTGCTGGTGCGATTTCCGCTTATTGAACGCGGTATTACAAAACAAGCCTGCCTTGCCATGCTGCAAAGCGCGGGGATTGAACTGCCGCCCATGTATGCGTTGGGCTTTCAGAACAACAACTGCATCCCATGCCCAAAAGCGACCAGCCCGAACTACTGGGCCGCGATGCGCCTGCACTTTCCCGCCGACTTTGACCGCATGGTGAAGCTGTCACGCGAACTTGGAGCGCGCTTGGCGCGGATGCCGGGCGATGTGCGGGTGTTTATTGATGAAGTGCCGGCAGATTGGCCAACGCTAAACCCAATCGCGCCAGCCTGTGACTTTCTTTGCCATATTGCAGAACAGGACATGAAGGCATGAGTATGGCAACAAAGCCGGCTGCGCTGATTGACTGGGAAGCTGCCCGGCCTAAGCTGTGCTGGGACTGCAACTATTTTCACCGGGAAACGAACCATTGCCACAAACACGCCGCAACGCCACCGGATCAATTTCAGGGAACGCCAAGCGCATGTCAGGATTGGAAGGCGTTCGATCCATACGATGTGCAGCCAAGGGAGGTGCCGTTTTGAAGGAGCGGGCGCAGCCACTGCCGACAGAGCATGAAGAACAGCGTGAAATCGTGTTCTGGTTCCGCCGCAAGTTTAGCGATGTTCGCATATTTGCGATCCCGAACGGCGGCTGGCGATCCCGCGCCACTGCGGCCAAGCTGAAAGCCGAAGGCGTTAGCCGTGGCGTTCCCGATCTTTTCGTGCCGGCCTGGGGCTTGTGGGTGGAAATGAAGCGAACGCAAGGTGGGCGTTTGTCGCCAGACCAGAAAAGCTGGCATCTATACCTAGCATCAATCGGCCAGACGGTGTTGGTTTGCTATGGTGCAGACGATGCCAAGCGCCAGATAGAAGCGCACATAAAAGCGGCGGGTTTTTAAGCCCGCCGCCAAAACATTACGCTGCATAGTTCCAGACATGCCATCGCCTCTTGTCTGCTACGGTGCGAAAATGGCGCTCGAACGCCGCCGTGGCTTGGCGGATGCTGCGTTCAATAGCAAGATCATTGGCCGCCCAGCCGGTGCCGATTGCGCGAACCGCTGACTTGCGCGGCGGCAGATTGATGCGCTCAATGCGGCGGCGAACCGATGTGTGGGCCACGCCCAACCGATCCGCAATCTCCATAATTGTCGCGCCATCAGACCACATTTGCCGCAGCGTGGCATCAGCCTTCCCATACCAGCGCCCATCAACTCGCGTATTGCTGCAATTCAGCCGGTAAGCGCGGCATTTGATCGCTGAAATATTCCGGCCCGGCAAAGCGGCTGCAACCTGTGCATAGGTATCACCGGCCTGCATCATGCTGGTAAGAATTGCATCTTCGTCTGGCGTCCAGTTTTTTAGCGTCATGCGTTGTCCCTCTCTTTTTTGGTTAGTTCATCAGCCAGGCCATGAACGCTTAACGCGCGTTCGATAGCGTTGGCCATCACCCGTCGCGGCACCATTTTGCCGTTACGAATCCGGTTGATATGCGACTGCGAACAGCCGATTAGCGCGGCCAGCGTGACATCATTTAGGCCAGCAGCGCGCATTGCATGGGTCATGATTTTGCTCATGCGCTGCCCATAGGGGTCAAAATAAAATGCTGCAAGCATATTTTCATGCTTGACGCATAGCCGGGAGATTGGCAGGGTGGCGTCAACAACAACGGGGCAGCGCCCCACAGGACGGAGACGATTACAATGATCGGCAGCGAAAAATACATCCGCAGCAACGGCAAATGGGCAAAGATCACTCATCTTGCGCGCGGCAAATATGCGGTTGCGTTTGGCTGGGCTGGCCAGTTTAAGGCCGCCAAGGTGCAGAGCGGCGGCACCAAAGATTGGGCTGGCATCGCGGCGCACGATTGGATCAACGACTGATTTGCTTTCACTAACCAACCAACAACGGGAGACGACCACCATGAATGCCTTTAAAATCCGCCACATCCCGGCAGCAACGTTCCCCGCCCATTATGGTGTCAACGCGCCATTGGTCAGCATTGATGAGCATTTCGATCTGACATTGGTATGCAGTCGCGGGCTGCGCTGGGATGGCGGCGAATACCCCACCCGCGAAGCGGCTGTCGCCGCTGGCCTCGCCCGCACCACTCACGCTCGATAACAGGAGACACACACCATGCTACGCGAAGCTCTACCAATGGCCTGCCTGTTTATCTGCCTTGCCTTGCTGGCAATGATCTAAGGAGACGCACAATGTATAGCGCCAAGGAAGTTGCAAGCTGGGTGATGGAAGCGCCGGAAGGCAACATCGTCGCCAAGATTGTCAGCGATGCCACCCATTCAATTCCCGGTGATCTTGGCCGGTTTGTGAGGCTGCTAGATGATGAGGGCTATATTTTCGCCATGTGGCATCGCGCCGTAACCAGTGAGGGACAGCCGATTTACACATGGCAGTTGCAGCGCCGCCGCCGCCCAGCCAATCAAACCGTGCTGGCCGCAATGATCAAGCATTCCGCCAACCGCCAGCCCGCGAGTCTGTGACATGAAGCCGAAAGTCATTATTCATGATCGGCGCTTTTGGAATCTCTACCCCGATGGGCGCATGGTTCGAATTTATGCTAACGAACGCATTCGGGCGCATCTGTCACAAGTTAGATCGGTGGAAGTGCGAATGGCCAATGAGGAAGCGCCGCCGCGCCGCACGAACAATCCGCCGCGCCCGCCCGGCACTGCGCCCACGCTGCCCGCCGCTGATCGTGACATCGGTGACAAGACACTAACCGAATTGGCGCATCATTTTGGCTGGGGCAGCGTCTACCGCTTCACAGATGCGTTGCGCCGGCATCGCCGCGCTATTTATGAGGCTGCCCGCGCCAATGGCCGAAAGCGCGCCGATGCTAATCTGATGACGCCAACAGCAATGGACGCCAGTTAGCTCTTTTTCTTGGCCTTGCTCTTAGCCTTGCGCGCAACCGACAGGGCAATGGCAACAGCCTGATTCTGCGGCTTGCCGGCTTTCATTTCCGCCTTGATGTTGGCGCTCACGCTCTTGGCGCTATATCCCATCTTGAGTGGCATTACCATTTCACCTTGTTTGACCAATAGGCAGCCGACATTTTGCCCTTGGCAATGTTTTCAGCGTGGCGGGCTTTGAAGGCAGCGCGCCTTGCCTTGTCGGCTTTGCTTTCACCTTCGCGCGGCGGCGATCCCTTAACGCCTTGCTGGCCGAAGCGGATCGTCTTTATTTCGTCGCCTTCCTTGGCAACGACGACATGACTTTTCGTCGGATGGGTCGGTGTGCGTTTCGGCTTGTTATAGCCTTCCACGCCCACCGCCTTTAGTCTTGGGTCTTTCGCCATGTCATCACCTCACTGCGGCCAGCCCTGCACAAGCGCCCGCCGCTTTGCCTCGCAACGGGCAATCTCTGCACCGCGTTCGATCAACGCCGTTTCAACGCCAGCCGCATCACCATCCACAATGGCGGGAATGGTGCAGGGCTGCAATGCCTCACTTGGCGGCGCTGGCAGCCGTAGCGGCGGTGTCACTTTCCGAGATGTGCCGCAAGCGGGAAGCATCAAGGCAAGCGACATTGGCAGCAGGATTCTGAACATAAAACGTCCTTGTGTTCAGTTTCTGAACATGGGTTATCCGATCAATCGCAGCCGCCTGTTCTGACAGCGCCACGCCGGCAGCGTCAACTTGCGCCTGCAATGCCCGTTCTTTGACCTGTGCGGCCTCTACAGCGGCGGCTTCACGCTTTTGCCACTTTGCCCGTTCCGCTTCACGCCCGTTGCCATAGGCCCACGCATAGGCTGCCACAGCAAGCAGCAAGCCGGCAACATAAGGCGCGATCCGCAAAGCCCAGGCTGGCACAAACATGGTCAGATTTTCCGATGCCAAACAACGCCGCCCAGCCCGCCGACAAACAGCGCGGTGATTAGCCATTGGACGTTTTGGCTGGCCAGCGCCGCAGCATCAGCCGGCATGATTACCGGAATCACAAGCAGCGAGATGGCTAACGCAATGGCGACAATGCCGGCCCAGGTGCTGCGCTCATGCAATCTGGATTTAATCCATTCGATCATTCCACCACCTCAATGACATGATCGCCAGAGTTCCAAATGCGTTCCCGCACGGCGCGCGGCAGGATAATGCAACCGCTGGAAGCGGTGCCGGGCGCTTTGACGCTATCGCCGTGAATCTGGAAGGCGCTGCGCCCGGTGGCATCGTGGCGCGTGTCGCCAGGCGTGGCATCCACCGGAAACAAGTCCATTGCGAATGGGCCAGTGCGGGCAGAAGTTCGCGGCGCGCCGATCCGATAGCGCCCGCGCGGCAACGGGCCAGTGCCACGCACAGCCTCCATTGCCGGGTTATTCTTGCCCGCGCCTTTGCCGGAATAGCCGCGCGAGATAACAACGCCATCGCGTGACAATGTTCCGGCGCTTTGATCCCACGTCCACATCGGTCAGTCGTCCGTAATTGATGGCCCAGTGCCAGAGTGGATCGAACATGACGCCACTTCCAACTCCAAAGCCGCCAGGCGCAACGCCCTCACAAGCACCGCTTGTATCATGGTTTCGGGTGGGTTTCCATGCCGTGCCATAACGCCGGCCATCCATGCGGCCTCTTTGGCCGCCTCACTGGCAAACTTGTGGCAATAGATTAGCGCCACATCATCGGCATGATCGGCAAAAGCGTCTGGCTTAAGCGCCTCCCAAGGAATGCGGGCTTTCACTCAAACATTTCCGGCTTGACGGTCAAGGTGCTGACTTGCCCGTATTTGGCGTGATAGGTGATTGCATAGGCTGCCCGTTCCGCATGATAACCGCCACGCGCCGCATAGGCATCGCGGGCTGCAAGTGTCGGGTGCTGCATCCATTTGATGCCGGAAAACTCTTTCACCACTTCATGGTGATAATGGCCGCTATGGCCATAGGCCATTGTTGTTTGGCCCCACATCTCGCGGAATTGGGATGCAAACAGTGCCGGCAGTCCATCCATCTTGACCTTGTGGCCATGATGGAACGCCAGCATTACCGCCCCATGCTGATAGGCATAGAACGGCAGCGGCGAATCCTCTACCGTAACGCGCGGCTCATTCTCGAACAGCGCCTTAAACATGACGCGAAGCCAGACTGATGACGCCTCATCGTGATTGCCTTCCGCATGTAGCACGATCACTTGCTCATGCCGTTCCAGCGCCATGCCGACGATCCGCCGCAAGATGCGAACACCAGCTTCGATCATCTTGGGAAACCGGCTGTCAGCGTCTAGCAAATGCCCGCTTGCAGGCGTTAGCGGCTTGAATGAATCATAATGGAACCAATCGCCAAGCTGGCAGACGATGCCAACCTTAGCCGCTGGCGCGTTGTCGATCATATGGCGATAGGCGTTTGTGATTAGGCGTTCGGCAATGGCCAAGTCCCAATCTTGGCCGCCTTCGCGGTGCCACGCCAGCATCCCGACATGGTAATCGGTGAAAACATAGAGATTAAGCAGATCGGCCAGCGTTGCAGTCGGTGGCGTGACAGGTTCCGCTGGCGGTATGTCCTGGGCCAAGGCTTCCGCTGCCGCGCGGATCGCCTCTTGCCGTTGCTCATCATCTAGCCGGGTTTTCACCCATTGGGCGCGTTGATTGCCGTCTGCATCAAAGTATGTCGAAACGCCTTTGATAACGTAGGGGCTATGCCCGTCGCGTTCCGCACCTTGCCCGATGCCGCCAGTGCCATAGGCTTCGCCCTGCGTTGCCTTGTGTCGCCGCACCGCTGACAGGATGCCGGTTTTGCTGCCATAGCGGCCTGCCCTGGCCAATGCCCGCGCACTATTGCCAGCCTCTACATAAGCCGCATAAATCTCAGCATCCTGTGCCGGATCGATTTCGTGTTGATTGCGCGGCACGTCTCACCCATTAGCTGCGACAGGACGGCCCTGCGACGATCAGCGGATTATGTAGCCTTGCCTAGAAGTCGCTGCACCGTTTGCGTTTCGTAAATGCGGATTGCCGTCCAGATAATCGTGAAGATCGCCGCAACCGAAGGCAGCCATGACGCCAAGGTGGCCAGCACAACGCCAATCGACAGAATGTCACCAGCCGGTTTCATGCTTTCCATGATGGTATGCGCCGGGCTTGACATGCGTTGGCTCCTAGGTTCGCGCAACAATACTACAGCCGGCGATTCCGTTCAATTGGATTAGGCTGGGATGGGCGGCCACATGATCGCAAACGGATCGGCCTGTTCCGTGATGTCACGCAAAGCCTGGCGATATTCCGCCCATGCGGCGGCATCAACAGGCGCGTCCAAGACTTGCGTCCAATCTGATGCAAGCAACTTGGCGTTGCGTTCCGCACGGACAATCGCCCACTGCTCATCGACCTTGGCTGCGGCTTCCCCGCCGTCCAAATCGGTGACGATATAGTTTTGCGTCCACACGCCGTCGATCAGCAACGCGGGGCCATGCTCGCGCTTTTGGGTGGCGGGATCGAAGTAGGGCGGCGTGACCAGCTTCAACTGATGAATCCCGAACTGCACAACCTGTTCAGGCGTCAGCTTGACCACGCGGCAGAAGTTATCCTCGTCCCAGCGCGTAGGCTCAACATCATGGATGTGCCGGATGAAGGTGTCGCCTTGGGCTTGGACGTAATAAAGGCTCATCCTTCAGCTTCCTTTGCTTTGCGCTTGGCTGTGACTCGAACCACCGCCGCCTCGTATTCCGCTTGATCGTCAATCTGTGCCTTTAGTGCTTCCACAACAGCCATGACGTTGCCCATTTGCTTGCGAGTAGTGTCAAGGCGCTCCGCTACGTTAGCCGCAAATTCGTTGTCTGTGGCATTGGCTAACAAATGCTCGAAGTTTTTGGCGTCGAAGTCATAATGAAAATATTCGACCTCACGAGCATATAGCGCATCCGCAAGAGTGTCGTATTTGTAGTGTGTTGGAAGTTGTTCGTATTTCATAAATTTCCTATTGCGAGCTAAGTGTGAACGCTACGGCAGAACCAGCACCCGCAGGCAGTGTCGCCGGATTAGAAAACTTAGTGCCAAAACCGCTGCCGCTCCAAGGATAGACGGAAACAAAAGGTGTGGTCAGGTGCGCCACGGCAATAGCATCGCCAGAAGCATTAAACGCAACGCCATAGGCATTACCCACAGGCAATGTCGCTGGGTTGGCAAATTTAGTCCCAAAACCAGAACCGCTCCAAGGATAGACAGAGATAAAAGGCGTTGTTTCATGAGATACTGCAATGGCAGTGCCAGACGGGTGGAATGCTACACCATTACCCGAACCTGTTGGCAGCGTGGCAGGGTTAGCAAATTTAGTGCCAAATCCAGAACCACTCCAAGGGTATACAGAGATAAATGGCGATGTAACGTGTGCAACAGCGATAGCATCACCGGCTGGGTTGAAGGCTACTGCTTGGCCCACATTCGTCGGCAACGTAGAAGGGTCGGTAAATTTAGTCCCGAAGCCACTAACACTCCAAGGGTATGCCGAAATGAATGGCGAAACACTGTGTGCTAAGGCAAGAGTGTTTCCGGATGGGCTAAAAGTTACTTCTGAGCCAGAACCAGTCGGCAGCGTAGCGGGGTCAGTGTATTTAGCTCCGAAGCCAATAGCACTCCAAGGGTAAACAGAAACAAAAGGTGTGGTTGCGTGTGCTACCGCAATAGCGTTGTTAGAGGGGCTAAATGCTGCGCCAAAGCTATTGCCAGCCGGAAATGTAGCTGGGTCTGCAAACTTTGCGCCAAAACCATTATTAGACCAATTATACACCTTTATAGAAGGTGAGCCTTGGTCAGCTACTGCGATAGCATTGCCAGATGAGTTAAAGGCTACTCCATTTCCGAGAGTGCCTGGCAACGTAGCTGGATTGGCAAACTTAGTTCCGAATCCGCTAGTAGACCAAGGATAAGCCGTAATAAAAGGTGTTGTTGTATGGGCTACAGCTAAAGATTGCGATACTGGAGCGCCTGTTTGGTAAAGGTAGTTAGCCATCCATTTTGTTGCGGTAACTTTAATGCACATTAGTGTATTGTTTACGGGAACAGAAATTGTGCCTGTTGTGCCGTTGCCAAACACCAACGTGTCGCTGGTTATGGCTACGTTTACTAACGTCCCGCCATTTTCCACTGTAAATAGCACAACCGTGCCGATAGGAAACGGCACAGCAGAATTGGCAGGAATTGTATATGTCCTGACTGTCGCATCAGATGCCGGGTGAAAAATCTGCCTTCCAGCGTCTTGCAGCACAAGCGTATAATTTACAGCCTTAATTGACTGTTCAAACGCAACAGCGCCGCCCACAGAAACGCCGCCAGCCGTTGTGCCGTCACCAATGAAAACTTTCTTGTTGTCAGTGGTAAACAGAAATTCGCCAGAGGCAGGCGTTACGGCTGCGCGATTGGCTTCTGTGCCGCGCTTAACTTTGATAATGGTCGGCATTAGAATGTGCCTCCGTCAACAATTGAAACATTGCGCCAGTTTGCACCTTCAACCGGCGTAACGCCTGTGTTGATTGTTAGCGCCATCCAGAAAAAGTCATTGTATAAAACAGACTCTCCAATCTGGTATGTGGTGCCGGCAGCATAAGCGCCTTTGAAATTGGCAATCGCTGCTTGCCCAAGCGCCGCCGCCGCATCAATATAAATTCCTAAAGCGTTTGCCTCAGTGCCAAATGTCGGCAGCGCACCGACAAAGGCATCCGCTTCAGTCGCAAAGGTGGCTGGATCGGTTGAACGCGACGGTGCGGGAGGCAGCGGCGTGATAGTCGGTGCGGGCATTTAGGTTAGTCCTTCCACCTCAATGGCGCAATCAGAGATGCTTGGCGTTGATATCACGATATCGAATGACTTGTAAAACCCATAAACCACAGTTTCGGGCCGATCATCTTCACCGATAAACACGGTCGGCGTTGTGCGAATATCGGCCAACAGCTTTTGCACCGTGGCAACGCGGCTGCTTTCCACCGTCACATCGTAATCGGCCCGCTTGCTAAAGCGGCGCTGTTCAACCACCGTGTTGCCAAAGGCATCGGTCGTCTTGATCGAATAATCTTGAATCGAAACGCTTGTGCCAAAGTTAGCCACGCCGATTAGTGATTGCCGCCCGATCACCATTTCGCCGCAAGCCGCCGTGGCCGCGCCAGCGTCAATTGTCACCGTGATGGTGGCATTCAGATATGTGGGCAGATCGGTGAAAACCGCATCGGTAAGCGGATAAATTGGCTCGAAAAAATAGGCATACCAATCAACAATCAGCGTGTTGTCCTGCAACGTCTTTGTCTGATTATAGACAACTCCGCTAACCGGATCGTTCATGGTCACGTTGATCGTGTTGCCCGCCAGGCCAAAGAACGCGGCGGCGTTGATGATTTGAGTCGGGTCAACGGTCACAACGATAGTGCCGGTGCGCGTTGTTTGAGTGCTGATTACGTCATCAAACATTTTAAAGCGGTTGATTGCGCCAATGTCCTGCCAGCTTGGCGGCGTCAACGTCACGCCGACTGTGGGATTGTCCGTAGTGCTGGCAACGATGACTCTATAAAGCCGTGTGCCGACATAACGCTCTTGGCCAAGCGTATAGGTGCCAGCCGTCCACAGCGTTTCCGTGATTGCCACATTAGAGGCGGTCAGCGTTGCAGACGTGATCGGCTGGGGCGTGACGATTTTCATTAGTAGTTCCTTGCCTCTGGCAAGCCGTCGCCATCCCAGCGGTTCAGCTGATTAGCCGTCCTGCCGGTGTTTTTGGCGATGGCGTAAAGGCTGGCGCGCATCTCATCGCGCAACGCGGAAATCTGGTTAGCCGTTGTCAGGCCGCCGCCCATGATGTCTGCGGTCTGATTGGCGTTATAGATGCGGCTTGCGCCCGTCGCCTCAATTTCAGGGCCATTCTCGCCAACCATCCGCAAGCCGCCGCTATGCATACCGCCATTGGCAAATGGAGGCGGTGTTCCACCAGTGCCGGCATACGCATCACCCTGCCCATAAAGCGGATTGACGTAGGACGCAGCGGCCCGCGTGGCAATGCTAGTCAAAATGCCTTGCAAGTTCTTGATTGCATCGGCCACGCTCAAAACGCTTTGATCCAGCGTAATCAGTCCCTCAACGCTTGCATTCAGCGCATCAAGCTGTTCCTGTGCGTAGGCTTCCATCGTCTTTGTTTGGACGATAGCCAGGTCAACCGCCTTCATGACGTTTTCAATTTCGCGGTTATATTCTTCCGGCGTCAAGAAGTTGGCGGCAGCGTTCAGGTAATTTTGTGAGACGCCAACAAGCTGGGCAATCGCATCTTCGTTGCCCTTGATCGCCGCCGCACTGATTTCATCAAAGCGAACGCGGGCAGCCTGATATATTTCCTCTGCCGTCATAAGCTGTTCGGCCAAGGATGCGCGGAAACTTTCAAGGTTAGCGGTGAAGCTCTGGAACCGTTCCAAAGTGTTGGTGATTGCAGCAGCCTCGCGGTTATAAGCATCGGTCAACTGTGATCGTGCTGTGGTGACCTGTTCCAGCACCTTCATAATTTCATCAGCGCCAAGGCTGGCAAGTTTTTCAACCAAAGACTTGCTGCTTGCGCTCAAGCCCTCAAATGCGCCTTTGGTAACAGCATTCTTGATCGCCGCCGCAACCGCTTCCTCTGCGCTGGCAAACTTCTGTGCGCCCGTCGCCTTAAAGTCGCCGCCCATAGCGTTGAAATAAAATTCTTCACCGCTGAAACCTAGGCTGCCAAATGACTGACCGCCAGCCACCTTGCCGCCCAGTGCCATAGCAATCGTGTTTAGCTGCTGGCTGAAAGCGCCGCCAAGCTGCAAACCAGTTTGCGTGCTTTGTGCGCCGCCGCGCTGATTGAACACGCTGCCCGGCCCGGTGCCTGACAACATCACATCCGCAAAGTTGTTTTTGCCCTTGAACAGACCGCCGACCAAAGAACCAATAACGCTGCCGATAATCATGCCAATCGGCCCGCCTGCACTACCCAAGGCCGCGATGGTCTGTCCGATGGCCATGCCACCAGCGCCGGCAATCGCGCCGCCAATTTGCGCGCCCTTATTGCCGTTGCCAACAATGCCACCCACAGTCGAGCCAAACGCGGCAGCGCCGCCAAGCTGATTCAAGCTAGTGCCAAAGCCGGCAAGCACGCCATCAATGCTTTTACCGATGCCCTTAAACATCTTGCCCATATCAGCCGAAAACGCCGGGAAGGTGCGCTTCATCAAATTGCCTAGGCGGTCAACCGTGCCGCCAATCTTCTGGCCAAACAGATCACCGATGCCGCCCATAACATCGCTAAAGGTTTTCAAGCTGTTTTGTATATCTTCGTTGGCTCGCCTTGCGGCCTCTGCGCGCGCGGCGCTGCCAATATCAGCAATTTCTTGCAGCCGCTTTCCAGCGTCCTTGAACACGCTATCGTCAAATTTAAACGACTTTTCCAGCGCCGTGATCGACTGGCCGGTTTCGATAGCGATATACTCGCCAAGCGTCTTGCCGGCCTTTTCCGCTGCCGCCTTCAAAGTGCGTTCGTCAAGGATCGTATCTGCACCGCCCTGCATACGCTGCTTTGCGGCGTCAATGATGTTGGCGCTCAGTGTGTCACCAGCCG